GACCCAGACGCAACAGGTCAAGCGGCGTTTCTTGAGGATGTAATTACGGCAGCAGATCCTGCAGACGCATCGTTCGAGTTGTTCACAACCGGAACTACTACAGGCTCTGATTCTGCTGTCTTTACAGGCATCATCACCGACATGGAGATCACTTCAACTGTTGGTGAGCTGGTCGTTGTTTCTTGCAACTTCATTACTAGCGGCACAATCGCTATGAACCTGCAGTGATCTAGGGCTATGATTTAAGCGCAAGCTTTTATTTAATGGCTCAAAATCGCACCGTCGATCTGCTGGTTGGGGCGTTTGATCTCAACCAGCGTCGCAAGTTTGAACTAAAAAACGCTGAAGGCAAGAAAGTTGTTGATCTGTTTTTCAAGCCGATCACACGTGCTGACCGCAAAAAAGCACAAAGCCTTTCTGGTACTGAAGAAGCATTAGACATCAGCACGCAGATGCTGTGCCAGATGGCAGAGCTTGAGGATGGCTCAAAAGCTTTTGCTCCTGCTGATGCTCCAAAGCTGCAGCGGCAGTTGCCTGAGTCTGTATTAAACGAGCTTGAGTTGTTCTTGTTTGGCCTTGGTGAAGAGGCTGACCTCGAAGAAGCAAAAAACGACTGAAGCAGGACAGTTGGCTCAATTTTGAGTTTTTCTTGTGCTGCGAATTGGGAATGACGCTTAGCAGGCTTCGTACGGAATTAACCGATGCGGAGCTTGTGCATTTTGCTGCGTACTACGAATTGAAGGGTGAACGGGAAGAGCAGGCAATGGATCGCGCAAAGACAAGACGGCGGTAGGATAAGGCCATTGCTGGGCGGTTATGGCAGAGGCAAACGTAAAGCTCAGGGTTGATTCTGGCGATGCAGTCAGAAAGCTTACCAACGTCAATACTGCAGCGACAAAGCTCAATCGGACGGTTGATGCAACAACGAGAAAAACAGCTACTGCAACGGCAAACATACAAAGATTTGGAATCAGTTTTCGTTCTGTAATTGGCCCTGTTGTTGCGATTACAGGTGCAGCAACATTGTTCAATCGATCATTAAGCAAGTTTGCGGAAAGAGAAGCTGACGTAAAAGTGCTGACAAGTCAGCTAACAAGACTTGGGGCGACTTCAACACAGATTAAAGACTTAAAAAAAGCTGCTGACGAATTAGGCGATGCAACTTTATTTTCTCAAGATGACTTTGTGCAGTCATTTAATGTTCTGTCGTCATTTCGGGCAATTGCTGTTTCTTCTTTTACAGAAGTCTCTGAGGTTGCCGCTAACATTGCTCAGGTGATGGGGACTGATGTTAAAAGTGCAACTGTACAACTTGCTAAAGCACTTGAGGATCCAACTCGTGGGCTTACGGCGCTTTCACGTTCTGGGATTACTTTTAACAAAAGTCAAACTGAAACAATCAAAAATCTTGTCAAGTCAGGCAATTTATTAGATGCGCAAGCTTTAATTCTTGAAACAGTTAAGGGCCAGTATGATGGCGCTGCGCGTGCTGCTGGCACTGGCTTTGCGGGCGCTGTTGATTTATTAGCGGAAAACACAGACGACCTTACTGAAGCTTTAGGCAAAGGGCTTGAGCCTGCAGCAGCAGCGGTTACAAATGGTTTAGCAAATCTTGTCAAAGTTGTATCTGAAATTCCAACACCAGCAGGGCAAGCAGCCTTGGCAATTGGTACAGCTACTGCAGCTTTTTACGCGTTGAAAACAGCAAACGATTTATTAATTGCAAGCAAGCTTGGTGGTTTCTTGATAGCTCAAATAGGTTTGTTTAAAGCTTTTGGGGCTCAAATATACTTAACTGCGGCAGCAACAGGCTTTAAAACAAAAGCTGTTATTGCGTTAAAAGCGGCTTTGAGCGCGTTGCCATGGGTAGCGGCAATAGTAGCGGTCACGGCTTTGGTAAAGCAGCAATATGAATTAGTACAAGCGGTTAAAGAGTATAATACAGTTGTAGAAAAGGGAACAGTTGAAGAGCTAACTGGCAAAATTCTAGAATTAGAAACACGTTTAGATGAAGCAAACAAGAAAACTGTTACTTGGTATGAGTCCATGCTGGACTTTGTTTTAGGCACGGATGGAGCCTCTAAATCTGTTGATGGTTTAATTGGAAAAATAGATGAGTTGAAAAAACGTCGTGCTGAATTAAAAATCCAAACAACTGATACAGACCCAACGCAAGGCGCAGCCCTTGACATGGATGCTGTCAATGCGTTTAGGCAAAAATTGCAATTAGAAGATAAATTAAAAGAATTAACTGAGCCTCCTTCTAGTGGCGAAGACTTAGCAGCCTTAGCGCAAAAGCAAATCCAATCTTTAAGAGATCAAGCTTCTTTAGCAGCAGCTCTGAATGAAGAAGAAAAACGCAGGGTTCAATTTAATATTGACTTACGAGAAATCGCAGAGAATGCAAAAGGTTTTGCTGAAGAAGACGTACATGCACAAATTGCAGCAAGGATTGAGCTTGAAGAAAAAGTCAACGCTGCTAATGCTTACAACCAAGCACTAGAAAACACAGCAAAGATAGAAGAAAAAGCACGCAAGGCTCGCAAAAAAGCAGAAGAAGATGCAGAGAAAGCGCGTAAAAATGATCCTTTGGTCCGAATGCAAGAAGAGCTGGACAAGCTTGTTTCAAAAGAAACACAGGCTTTGCACGCTGCTACTTCTATCGGCAACGCATTTACAAATGCTTTTGGTGATGTTATTAGCGGCACAAAATCTGTATCAGAAGCTGGGGCAGACATGTTGAAATCTATTGCATCTGATTTCTTGGCAATGGCGAAAAAAATTATTGCTCAGCAGCTAGCAATGATTCTGTATCAAACCATCTTGAAGGCGCTCGGTGGCCCTGCTGGTCTTGGTGGTGGAGGCGGAGGCACTACCCCTCCAGCTACGATGCCGGATTCTGTTGGTCTTATTGCTGCCGAAGGAGCTTATTCTTCTGGTGGTTTTAAAGCATTTAACCAAGGTGGTGTGGTTAGCAAGCCAACTCTTGGTCTTGTTGGTGAAGGCGGGGAGCCGGAATACATTATTCCTCAATCAAAAATGCGCGAAAGCATGTCGCGTTATTCACGAGGCTCGCGTGGCGGCGGGGTCATTCCTGACAATCGTGGCGGTTCTGCAAGCGAAGATGGCGGTACTGCAGTTGCCGCACCAATCGATGTTCGCTATACCGTGGAACGCATCAACAGCGTTGATTATGTAACCGCTGATCAATTCCAAAGTGGGATGCAAAGTGCAGCGGCACAAGGCGCACAACGCGGTGAGCAGAACACGCTAAAACGATTACAAATGAGCGGTAGCACCCGCCGGAGGTTAGGAATGTGAGCCAGTACGCATTTGGTCATGCCACTCGAATCAAGCGTCGCAGTCCATCAACGGGCAGCCTAGAAACGCTTTACTTCTTTCAAAACTTCTACATCAACCAAGAAGCCACGCATGATGGCAATCAATACCGGTTTGTGCCGTTTGGCTTTTCAGGCGTAACCGTTAATCGCACGGGTGACGGATTAGAAGCAACTCTTGTATTTCCCAACAACGGTTTGTCTCGCAGCTTTGCTGATCAAGCCATTGACCAGAACTGGGTTGTGGAAGTTGACGTGTTGATTTTGGATGCCGACAACTCAGCAGGCACCCATCAAAAGCTGCATTCGTTCACAGGCCAAGCTGTTGGCGGACAGTGGGACAACGTATCGCTAAACCTAAAACTCAGCTCAGTGCTGGATGCTGTTGGAACAGACGTACCAAGGCGTTCGCTTACGCAGAGGTTGGTTGGCAACTTACCTATCAGCAACAATGTCCGACTGCAGTGATCTGATTGGGATGCCGTATCGGCTAGGTGCTGACGGCAGCGATGGTCATATTGACTGCATCCACTTGTGTTACGAGGTTTGGGAGCGGGTTGGAGTTAAAGCTCCACCGTTTAAACAGTCTTGGTATGAAGCCAGTAAATGGGAAGTATGCAGGGATCTTTTGCAATGGGGTTTGCGGGTGGAAAAGCCTGCGTATGATGGGGACATTCTGTTGCTGCCAGATAAATCTTGGACATTCGCAGTGATTTGGCAGGAGGGAGTCCTGTACATCCAACCAAAGCTGGAAAAGGTTCAGTGGTCTTTGGCCCGTCAATTTACGACGTACCACTGCTTCCGTATGAAAAGCAGTTGATAGAAACGATTGGAATTACAGAAGAAGAGTATCAACTATTTGCGGCTGAAGTACGGCGTCGCGGGGTAATAAGACCAGCAGAGTATGACCATATTCCAGAAATTTTTTGCGCCGAGCCTAAGTCGTTAGGGGTAATTATTTTAATCAACTTGGCGGTCAGTCTCACGTTGACTGGCGTTGCCTATTTGTTAATGCCTAAGCCAAAAGAGCCAGAAGCTTTTAGCCGTAGAGAGCTTGGTGGAGCGACCGGAGCAAGTCGGTTTACACCATCTCGTGGCTTTGAAACTTTGGCAGAACTTGGTGAATACGCTTCACCAATTCCTTTGCTGTTTGGTTTATACCGTGAAGGCTATGGCGGTGGAATGCTCGCGACACCAAAGCTGATTTGGTCTCGGATGTTCAGCCATGGAACGCAGCAACGAGCCAAGCTGTTGTATGTCGTTGGCGAACAAGGCGTTGATGGATCAAATGGTATTGAGCCACCTGAACTTGAGGGTATTTTTCTCGGCAACAATGCTCTTGACCCTGTTTTTGAGGATGCTTTTGCTTTTTATTGGAAGAAGCATTCCGGTGATCAAAACAACCGAAGAGTTCGCGACACTAATATTTTGTATGGCACAAGAGCGGAAGCGTCTTCAGGCGACCCAGATAACGCTATCAATGGCGAAGTTTTTTACGCTCCAACTGGCGATGAAATCAACGCAGTAGGTCAATTCTGCCATGCTTATACGCCAGCAAATAGCACTCAGTTTGGTGTCTTTGAGCCAATTGCAAATGGCAACGCCTACCGTCCAAATTATCGCATTGTTTCTATTACTGAGGATGGTCACAGCGGGGTAACAAAACGTGGAATAACAAGAACGCGTATTAAATATGCCGGGCTTAGTTTCGACAATGTTGACAACTTGAGAGGAGTTGATCTTTTTAAAAAAGTTCGGAAAAAAGGTCAGGCAGGCGCAGGAAGAAATTACAGCCCACGGATGGGAATTGTCCGAATTACTCGAAGCAATGGGTCAGTAGAAACAACAACCGGCGATGACCTTCAAAAAGTAGTGGCCGTATCGGTTGGCGACAAGGTTGCTTTTGTAATCAGTACCACAAGCATCGACAGGGACCTCTACAAGGGAAGCGAGACTAGAGAAAGCGTTGCCGATATAAACAGCACGGTCGAGTCACTGCAGCTTGCGGCTGATGATGCAATGCAAGTCGGTGAACAGTTTGCCATTGCTGGAACGATATGGAAAGTAACTCATAGGAAGCTGGAACGTTTTGCCCCTGGCGGAGAGAACGCTATAGACGACAATCAAGAAATTGATCTTGAGTGTATCAATACTGATGAATCACAGTTTAATCTAATTGGAATAGTAAGTCTTTCAAAGGTTGTAGAGCCAAGTCAAGACTTTATTGGTGATGATTTCCCAGAGGGGCCTCCAGCCTCGATTGGTGAAGGGTTCTACCCAATCACTAAAGTTGCATCTGCAACAGTCAGGAATAACCGACCTGCAGTCGTTACCGAAATTGGTTTAAAAAGCACTGTCTTTCAAAAACTAAACGGCCTTTGTGCTTTCAACAGTCTGCCAACTCCTGACGAGTTAAATAATTTAGACGACGAAAACGTTCAGGTATCAAACGGAACAATTACCGCAAACATTATGCGGTCAACTGTTTTCCGTGTATTTGTGCGTAAGGCAGGAGATAGCAACTCTTCTTTTGCTGTTATACCGATGTTCTTTTTGATTCGCGGAAGCCGTCCGGTTGCACAGTACAACTTTATTCGTTTTGCGTTAGCCCCAGGCCAAGAAGCACAAGAGCTTGAATTTAAGTTTGTGCAATTCCCTGGAGCGGAGATGCGTAAGCTCCCCGATACCGAAACCTTGATGGATCTATCTCATTCTATATCTGGCCAGTCAACAAGCATCGAGTTTCGTACTTTGTCGGTTGATGGCATTGGATCGATGACGATAGGAGTTAGCGGCAAGCAAATTGCAAAAGGGTCAATTACTAAGAACAAAGAATTTATGCGAGAGCCTCAGCTAATTGCTGGCACAGGTTCAAGCAGTTTTCCTGACAGCGTTGTTCGCGTTAGTAACGCTCCAGCCCCTGTTCCTGGCACGGAAGCCAAAGCAATTAAAAAAGTTCAAAACGTAAGCAATCAAAACCAGACTTATGGAGGAAAAGCTGGCGCGTTCGCTCACACCATAATTGGAAATGCAAGTGACCTCAGGATTCCCTCACCTTTTAATATTGTTACTCAAGAGTTCTTAAGTGATAATCCACGCAAGTGGATCAGTATTTATTGGACTTACGAGCGCGTTGAACTATCTCCTGATCATTTTGCTAGAAAATACAACGGCGCTACTCATACTTGGGGGATAGTTTCTACAAGTGTTCTTGGAAGTTCTGGCAATTTTAAGGAAGGAGATAAGTTTGAGGCAAGACGCGGGTCTGAATCTACGCAAAATCTGAACAGTAGCCACCCAGCTTATCCAGACAGCAATCCTTTTAAGAACAACCCCGACGCACCTTCTGGGCAGCAAACAATCAACTATTCAGGCTTTAGATTTGAAGTTACGTTAGCTGAAAGGACTGAAGGTGTAATTGGACGAAGGCAAGCTTACCTGTATCAAGTCTTTGGTGATGCAACCGGGCCAGGTCTTTCAGTTGGCGATTCAAAAACTGTAGAAAGAGAGTTTACAAAAGGCAGCAAAACAATGCAAGTTACGTTGACCTCAACAGTTCGTTTTATGTGGCCAGACTTTCGCGGCTTAGGAATTATTTGGACAGCTCCACAGGTTGTTGTCAAACAAGTTGGAGGTACATCACAAACTTGGGAAAAAGGCGAAACATTCGAGGATTTAATTACACTTACTAGTAACAATCCTTACCTAACAGAAGCTTATCCCAAGGCAGGTTTTGTGTATCAAGTTGGAAATTTAATACAAAATAATACTCCGGCCGAGTTTACCTCAACCCAAATATTTGCACATCAAACCCAATACGTTGACATAAGTTTTTATCGAGACTTTGTTGATAAATCAAATTCCGGCCAGCCCGAGCATGAGGTTGTGTATGTCAACGAAGTGCAAGAGAACGAGAGGCTGCCAGCAATGAATGATCTTGTACTTGCAGGTCTTTCGCTAAAAGCAACTCGCAACTTTACTCGCCTTGATCAACTGCGAATGTGGTTAGGGAAAGGCTTACGGGTGGAGCGGTTACACCCAGATAGATCAGCCGCTTATGGAGACTCTGATGCTAATGGCCCAAGCAATCTATTTACTGATCTGATCTATTACATGATGACAGATCAAATGGGGGGAGCTGGAGCGTTGCTTGGCATGACATCCGACACCCCGGTCTTGATCAATAAAGATGATTTGATTGCTACGTCTCGTTTCCTAGAAACGCAGAAGTTGTTCTTTAACGGGCCAATTGTCGAACGAACCAACTTGCGTCAGTTTATTGCCAGTGTCGCACCGTTCTTCCTATGCAATTTTGTTATTGCTGATGGCAAGTTCTCGTTAAAACCTGCTTTGCCAACATATGACAGTGGTAGTTTTAATGATGGGCCGGTACCTATTGAGCAATTATTTACTGCAGGCAACATCCTCGAAGACACGCTAGAGATTGAATATCTCAGCGCCGAAGAACGCAGGCCGTTCAAAGCTGTTGTTCGTTATCGGGAAGAGCGAAAAAACAAGTTACCGCAAGAACGGACAGTTATTGTGCGGAACAAAAAGAATGATCAGTATTTAGATAAGGGATTAGAGCTTTTACCCCATGAACAGTTTGACCTGACGCAGTTCTGCACGTCAAAAGACCATGCCGTAAAAGTTGCCAAGTATTTCCTGGCATTGCGGCGTTTGATCACGCATACGATCAGTTTCTCGACAACAGTTGACGGCTTAGCAATTCAGGCTGGTTCGTACATCCGGGTCATCACTGAATCAAGCCCATACAGCAGTGCAAACAGTGGAACGGTTAGTTCGACGGGTGTGGTGACAAGTGTGACTGAGCTTGCAGACGGTATGTATCCCGTTGATTACTACAGAGGCGGCAACGATGATGTTCAGACGGGTGAAATGCAGATCACTGGAGGTACGGTCGCAGCAACTGAGTTTCATGGTGTCGTGTTCTCCGTAAGGACTACCACCGTTTCTCAAAACGTGTATGTCATTGAACAGCTAACGTTCTCGCAAGAAGGCACAGTAGATATTGTTGCTTCCGAGCATCCCTGCGATGATGACCGCAGGAGCCTATTGGTCGCTGCCATGCTGAATTTTGATGAGGTTGAAATTCTGTAATGGCTTTCCCATCGCTTGTCCCAACTAGTCGCGCTTTTGACCCTGGGGATTACCCAATCAGAACGTTTAAGTCGCAAAACGGCGCTGAAACACGAATCCTGTACGGCAGTGACCGCACCAACGTGAAGCTGCAACTGTCTTACGCCAACATCGGCGATGCGTCAGCAGAGCTGTTTCTTGACCATTTTGACGAGACAAAAGGCACCTTTAGTACTTTTGATTTGCCTGACGGGTCTTTGTCGGGTTGGAGCGGTAACACTGATGCCCTGCGCTCAGAGCCAACAACAGTTCCGACGGTGACACTTGTTGTGACAGTTGCGGCGTCTGGTGGTGGCAATAGGTATCGGATCGATGGATCTTCAACAGACAACAAAACACTGACGCTGACTGAAGGCACTGTTTATTTGTTTAGCCAATCTGACTCGTCAAACTCTGGGCACCCATTGCGTCTAAGTACAACAAGCAATGGCACTCATGGCAGCGGTGCTGAATACACAACAGGCGTAACAACCTTTGGTACTGCTGGCAGTGCTGGAGCGTACACACGAATCAAGGTCGCTAAAGACGCCCCAACCTTGTATTACTACTGCGTTAATCACAGTGGAATGGGCGGTCAGATCAATACGCCTGCAGGCACTGTTTCTTCTGAATCAGGGACGCCAGCAAAGTACAGGTACGAAAGCCCACCACAATTAACGCAGGTGCGGCCTGGGGTTAGCACTGTTACAGTGAATCTCATTGGCGTGATCTGATGGCAAAGGTCTATACCGGCAGAGATGGCGTCTTA